ACGCAGCCGCGTTCATGGCAGACGCAACCAAGTTTGTAAAACTTCTTAAGTCATAATTTCCGAAAGGTAGGCCGTCATGGCCGTCTATTCGGTCTCACAAAAGTACATAATTGACAACTACGCGGTTGTCGTACTACTTACAAACGCAGACCCGTTAGAGGTTGGTCAGTCTTTTACCCTTGCGGGTGTAGACCCAACCTTTAACGGTTTTTACACAGTCCACGCGCTACCCCAATTTAGGTTTATTGGCGTTGACGAATACGGGTTCTTTTTGTATGACCCCGAGCAACCAATCCAACACCAAGTGTTGTTTGCTAAGACCGCGGACAATGTCATTATTAGCCCGGCTACTGGCACCCTTACAACAACACCGACTTGCACATGGATAACCGCCGATAGTCAAGTCGAGGATTGGTTAGGAATAGGAACAGCCACCGCAGCCGATCAAACGTTTATTACCCAATGCCGTTTGGCTTCAAATGAGTTTTGTTTTCGCCGACGACAAGAGGCAAATTATCGCGACAGCCTGACCACGGTTCCTAATGCTTCCGTGCTTTTGGGTGCCGTTGCTTATGCCGGGTTTTTGTACCGTCAACGCGGTGCCGTAACCGATTTTGCAGGGTTTGACGGTTTAGCAGCTGGCGGGTCTATGGGCCTTAGCCCGATGATTAAACAATTGTTGGGCATTGACAGGCCCGCGGTGTTTTAATGCCTGTTGCATACACCGACCTATTTAACGAGGCTTTAGACGACCTTACAGCCACGTTACAGACCGTCACAGGCTTGCAAGTAGTCAACGACCCGCGCAACATTGTGCCCCCATGCGCTTTTATTGACGCCCCATCGTTTGAAGCGTTTAACTACAACATCGTAAAAATCACGTTTCCCGTTCGCCTAATTACTCTTGGCCCGGGCAACCTTGACGCGCAACGTTCGCTAATGAATATGGCCGCCAAAGTGCTAGGCAAAAACGTGGCGGTAACCAGCGGACGCCCAACCATTGCCATAATCGGCGGTAGCGAATTAGCCGCGTATGATCTCACTATTGAAATGCAAGCCCAAACGGCTTAAGGCGGTTACATGTACTACATCATTAAAAGCCCTCGAATAGGTGAAGTAGGCACAGAGTACGAACCAAAGTTGGGCACAAACATACCTGCCCTTTTGTGGGGCGGTTTTATTGCCGAAGTAAACGACCAGCAACCCGACGAAGTATCCACACCCGCACCGAAAAAAGGTGCTAAAAATAAGAAAGCAACGAAAGAGAGTTAAACATCATGGCAACTAGCACCTACTTAGCAACCCCGGGCGTTTCGGTAAACAGCGTTTCGCTAACCGACCAATGCACAGCAGCTGTATTTACGCACCGTTTTGACCAGTTGGAATACACCACGTTTGGTCAGACGTCGCGCCAGTACCAAGCAGGATTGGGCAACCACGAAGTCACCCTCACCCTTTACCAGTCCTACGCAGCAACCGAGACCTACGCAACGTTGGCCGCACTTGTTGGCAACGACGACATTACCGTTGTAGTCGACGCTGCAGGTGAACTCTTTACGTTACAAAATTGCGCGTTGCTTGAAATGCCAGTCGTGAACGCGGCCCTCGGGGAACTTAGCACCGTGGACATCACGTTCGTCGGCGGCCAATACAGCGTTGCATAATTAGCGCCGAACAATCGGCCCGACACGAAAGAAGGCACACATGCAATTAACCCTTGAAGTAACCAACCACGAAGGCACGTACCAAGTAAGTACAAACCTTTTTACCATTGTGTTATGGGAACGTCGCTTTAAACGAAAAGCAGCTGACATGGCAAACGGTATTGGTGTTGAGGACTTACTGTTTTTGGCTTGGGAAGCAAGCAAACAAAACAAAATTATTGTCCCAGCAGAATTCGACAAATATTGCCAGCAGGTAACCAACATCGAGGTAACCGCACAAGAGGCCCCAAACCCTACCCAAGCGGCACCTACCGCCGGCAACTAGCCGAACTGTTAGTTGCAACAGGGTGGGCGCCGCATTGGTATTCGCAAATATTTGACGCGCAAGACTTAGCAACGGTGGCTAAAGTTTTGGGGGACAGAAACAAAAGGTAACCCCATGGCGCAACCAGTTTTACAGGTAAAAGGTATTCAAGAAACCTTGGCGCTATTAAACAAAATAGACCCGTCCTACCGTCGCAAAATCACTACCCGCATTAAGCGAAGCGGTGAAATAATCCTTAGCGAAGCCCGCAGCATGGTTGCCCATTACGACAACAGCAAAGGCAACGGCGCCCCGCTTTCAGGCATGGTTCGAGGCAACCTAGTGCGAGGCCGTGAAACCAGTTGGCGCACCGACCAAGTACAAAAAGGTTACAAAATTAAAGTAGGCGTACGCCCCAGCCGTGAACGCTACGTAGATTTTAACCGCGGTGGTTACACCGAACAGGTCGTTTTTGGTGCCAAGCCTTACCGCCTTATGGTGGTGCAATCAACAGACCCAGCGGGCGTGATCTATGACCATGCCGGGCGAAACGTCAGCAGCTTGTTTGTAGCAAACCTTACAAAAGAGGAAGGCGCGCAACCTCGTGTTATTGACAAGGCAGTAACTAAGAACCGTGACGCCGTGCAACAAGACATACAATCGGTTATTACAGACGTTGAAAAACGCACGAACACGCAACTAAAGCAGAGGGTTAAATAATGGCAATTAACATACCGATTATTACGTCGTTTGTTAATACTGGTATTCAGGCTGCCGACAAACAACTAAAAAAGTTTGGTACTAGCGCGCAAGCCGTTGCGGGCGCGGCTGGCGGTTTGTCTATTGCATTTGCCACGGTAAAGAGCGTTATTGGCCCAGCAATTACCGCGGCGTCAAATTTGCAGGAAAGCATGTCAAAGGTAAATGTTATTTTTGGCAAGGGCGCGGGTGAGGTAGAAAAGTTTGCAGCGAGCGCGGCACGAAACCTTGGCCAGTCGAAGCAATCCGTTTTGGACGCTGCCGGGGCATTTGGCACGTTTGGTAAAGCAGCGGGTTTAGGTGGCGAGGATTTAGCAACGTTCAGCAACGACTTTACGACCCTTGCAACCGATCTAGCGTCGTTTAATAACACAAGCCCCGAGGAAGCCGTACAGGCGATTGGTGCCGCTTTACGTGGCGAAGCCGAACCTTTGCGCCGTTTTGGTGTTTTGCTCAATGACGCGACGTTAAAACAAGAGGCGTTAAACCTTGGTATTTACGACGGTAAAGGGGCGCTTACTGCACAGCAAAAGATTTTGGCCGCGCAAGCCGCTATTTACAAACAGACAACAGACGCCCAAGGCGACTTTTTACGAACGAGCGACGGGCTAGCAAACAGCCAACGTACTTTAAGTGCCGAATTTGCAAACATACAAGCACAACTAGGCCAAAAGTTGTTGCCGTTAATGGAAGACTTTACGCAATCGTTATTAAACATTAGCGATTGGGTACGTCGTAATCCGAGGGCGTTTGGCATTATTGGCGAAGGATTAGGCACAATCGCAACCGAAGCTTTTAAAGCGTCTAGCCGTATTGCCGTTTTTGCTTACCAGTTAATAGGCCTTGTTTCCAATACCGTTGAAGCCGAAAAGGCAACGGGCGCCTACAACGAAAACCTAAAGCGATCTACAGCTGCACACATTCGAGGCGTAGACGCTGCACACGAATTTAACAAAAGCCTTAAAGATACCGAAGTAAAAACAGGTGGCGCGTCTAAAGCAATTAACGAACTTTACGACGTCATTAGCGACAAACTAACCGACGCTCTTGAGGACGCTAAAGACCAGTTGACCGACGCGCAAGAAGCATTTGCAGATTTCGGCAAAAACGTAGCAACCAGCATTAGCGAAGGTTTTAACTTTGCGAGCGCTAAAGAAGCAGGCGACGAAACAGGCGCCGGGTTTTTGGAAGGTTTGCGCGATCAGGTAGCAGGCGTTCGAGAGTATGCCCGCAACGTGGAATTGTTGTTACAGCGTGGACTCAGCGAAAACGCGTTACAAGCCGTTTTGAACGCTGGCGCCGACGCTGGCGCGGCGATTTCAGCCGAACTCATTGCAGGCGGTCAGGAAGCCATTACAGGCCCGGGCGGTGTAAACGAACTGGTAGCAACCGTTCAGGGCGTAGCAGACAAACTAGGGCTTGATACCGCAGGCCGTTTTTACCAAGCGGGCGTAGACCAAGGGCAAGCGCTGGTTGCAGGCTTAGAAAGCGTTTTAGCCAAATACGAAAAAATACTTAAAAACCCGAAACTAACCACGAAGCGCCTTGAAAGTTTGTTAGGTCAAGCCCAAACCGAAGTTGCGTTTACGCAAATAACAGCAGGGCAAACGATTGCTACCCCAGCACCAACAGCTGCACAAATGACCAGCATTGCCGAACACCAAGCAATGCGCGGCGTAACCCAAAACTTTACGGTCAACGTCACCGGCGGCATGGCAACCAGCGCCGAAATTGGGCGCGTAACACAAGACGGCCTACGTGCACTAGCCCGACAAAACGGCCCATTAGACATACCAATAGCAGGTTTTAGATAATGCCCGGCAGCACCATAACCCAAGCGGGAAACTACAGCCTTTTTATTGACACGGGTTTTAACGTAAACGCATTTGTATTAGACGACTACTTAAAAGGCGTACTAGATAACACAACCTTTGTACTTGACGGAACCGACGACTACGCCAACGTAACCAACAGCACCACGCAAGTAAGTATTCGACGCGGCAGACGTGACCAAGGCGACCAATTCGTCGCTGGCACAATGACATTTACCATATTTGACACCGACGGCATTTTTAACCCATTCGACGACACAGGCCCCTATTACAACACGCCCGAAGCGCTGCCGGGTTTAGCACCGTTGCGACAAGTTTATTTTGTGCGTTACGACGCAAGCAATAACCCCGAGTACCTTTTCCGTGGCCGCGTTGTCAATTACAACTATAATTTTGATCTATTTGGTTTGGACACGGTTACCGTTTACTGTTCGGACGATTTTTACCTATTAGGTCAAACCTATATGGACGAACTAAACGTTACGGTTCAAACGTCCGGGCAACGCATTACAACTGTTTTAGACCTGCCCGAGGTTGACTACCCAACGGGTGCAGCGCGCAACATTAACGCAGGCACCGTAGACCTAGGCCACGACAGCGCCTACACCGTGCCAGCAGGAACCAACGCTTTAAACTATTTAACCCAAATAAATCAAACCGCAGAATTTGGCCGCCTGTTCATGTCACGTGACGGGGTGCTGACCTTTACGCCTCGAGTGGGGCAAACCCTTAGCGGGGCTGTAGCCAACTTTCACGACGACGGAACCGAAATACCCTACGACAATTTAGGTATTACTTTTGAGGCTGACGCCGTAACCAACCGCGTATACATAGAAAACCTAGACGGCGCAAACGCAACAGCCAACGATTTAACAAGCCAAGCCGCGTTTTTTGTGCAAACCAACAGCATTACGAACAGCCTTTTAGACAACAGCGAACTAGCCGACGCGGCAACCTACCTTTTAAACGGCACACCCGAACCGCGCTACAACAGCGTAGAAACCGTGCTAGGCGCGCTAACAACCGCCCAACGGGACACCGTGGCCATAGTTGACATTAACGACACGATAACCATACAAAAAACTTTCCAAACAGGGCCTACAACTACGGTACTTGCCCAAGAATTGGGCGTAGAGGGTGTCGAGCATGAAATAACGCTAGACGGCCACCGGGTACGGCTGTTTACTACCCCTACGGTAATTGTGTACGAACTAATACTTGATAACGCCCAATTTGGAACTATAGACACAAGCAACGTGCTTGGTTAGATTAGGATTAAATCACTATGGCAACACCATTCCCGTTTACCGCAGGTCAAATACTTACCGCTGCACAAATGAACGCCATTGGCGAATGGATTGATTACACGCCAACTTGGACAAACTTGACCGTCGGAAACGCGGTACAAGATTTCAGGTACATCAAAGTAAATAAGTTTATTTCTGTGGTGGGTGTTATAACACTTGGAAGCACAAGTTCAATAACAGGCACTGTTAGTTTTACTTTGCCACAAACCGCAGTAACCTATGCTTCAGCCAATGAGCGTTTTGGTGTAGGCACTTTTGAGGACGCAGGCACAGACGCTTACGATGCTTGGGTGCTGTACGGCTCAACAACTACAGCGCGTTTGCGTGTACCTTTAGCAAACGGTACTTATATAAATACAACTGCGGTTTCGAGCACAATACCGTTTACATGGACTACGAGCGACAGAATATCCGTCAATTTTATTTATGAGGCCGCATAATGAATTACGAATTTCAATTTAACGAAGCATTTTTAGACGCAACGGACGAACAACTATGGGAACAAATCAGACACCATAGAAATATGTTGCTTAAAAGCACCGATTGGACTGGGTTACTTGACTGCACAATGAGCGACCCAGCATGGCGCGAATATCGTCAAGCATTGCGCGACCTACCGGCAAGCAACAAAGACCCAAAAAAAATAGTATTTCCGACACGCCCTGAGGCGTAATGAAATGGCGTTACCTATTTGCCTACACGCTGTTAATTGCCGTAGTAGTTTGGGGTTGTAGTGGTTGCACAGTTTCTAAAACGAATATCGAATACCAATGCTTTACAAAGGCCTCTTGTGAATAAAACACCTGAACAACACCACGCTTCACTAATCGTATTCGTAGGCCGCCTAATGGCCTTATGCTTCACGTTTACCGTCATGGCGTTTATTTACGGTATTTTATTCGTAGACCAACCTACGGAACAGGCCCCCACAGACGCTCAACTAATAGACCTTTTAAGCACGTTGCTTGTGTTTCTTACCGGCACACTTAGCGGACTTGTCGCGTCTAACGGACTTAAAAGCAAACCAGCAACACCCGCCGAATAATGATCGCTAAAGCCAAACCCGGTGTTGTAGG